TGTACCATCCTCCTAAAAATAAGTATAAAAATAACAGCCAGTGAATAGTATTTCACTTGCGCATGGCTGCCCGGAATGATACAATATATTTGTTGAGGAAATTGTTCATTCAGAGCAGTTACATTGCCGCTTCACTTAAGTGTGAGGCGGTTTTTGTTTTGTAGAATTTAATTACATTATACATAAATAAGATAAAAAAGGAATAGAAAAATATACCGATCGGCAGAAATAAGATGCAATCAATTTAAAAAAACCGTATAGACATAAAAGAAAAACTGGGGAAGATTCCATTTACATATTTTAAAATTGTGGTATACTTTAACACATGAGGAATAGAAATAAATAGGGGGCAAAAGTATATGGTATTAACGGATAAACAGATAAGGAATTATGTTGAAAATTATAAAGAATATAACATGGAAAATGCTCTCGTTGAGGGATACATAGAGGAACGCTTGCAGAGTGAATCATATGATTTATCTATAACGGACCAAATAATGATTCCCAAAAAGGAAATTAAGTGTATTTCATTAGAAGATCAAGATGCAGTGGATAATATGTATGAAAAAAAGCGAATGGAAAACGGAGAATATATTATCTCACCAAAAGAGTACATGTTGACGACTGTTGCTGAGAAAATCAATTTACCGGATTTTCTGACTGCACATATAAGACCGAGAACCAGATTTACAAGGTTGGGACTGATCGTGAGTGATCAACACTGCAATTCAACATATTCCGGAAATTTAAATCTTGGAATTTTTAATGCAACTGAGTATCCGATTAAAATTAAAGCGGGAATAAGAGTGGCGCAGATAGTCTTTGAAGAACTAAAAGGAATCCCATCAGAACATAAACTTTATAAGAATAAAGAAAACGCAGCTTATCAAAACGAAACAGGAGACAGAGGAGCTAATTTCGAAAAGGAAGTAGATGATCTGGTAAAACGCGTATTAAGCAGAGAGGTATAAGAATGTCTGACATTTTAGATAAAGCTGTACGACTTTATGTAAGAGACGGATGCGATAAGAATGACAAAGAGGATGTTCTTCAGGCAGCCGAGACGCAAATAAAGGAAATGATTATTAAAGAAATAAGAGCTGAGGTAAAAGCAGAAGAAAAAGAAAAAGCCAGAGCCGAGATAGAAGCCGAAGAGAATGAGAAAAAGTTGGAAGAACTGAAAGATATTGTGTGGAGCGGATTTTTAGTGGCTTTTTTGGTAGGATTATTAGTAAATCAGGTAACGGATGTGATCACACATCTGAAACATGACAGCATGGGGTGGACAGCAATTATAATAATCATTATTGGCATGATATGCTTTATAACATTTCTTTACATGTTTTTGGCAAGAATTAAAAAATTATATGATGAAATAAAAAAGAAAAAATAAGGTCGAAGGATAGCGATATTTTTCGACCTTATTTTTATAGACATATACAGGATAATTCGAATCAACCAAGTAAATACTTCTTGAAGATACAAAGTTGCACCGGTGCAACTGAAATTACCATAAATTTCCAGTATTATCCACAAACGTATCATTCTATAATTTGCCTATGGCAAAGATAAAAATTCAGAAAATCATGGAACAAAAAGATATCAAGGCAAGGGAACTGATCGAGCGTGTACCATTTTCCAGGGCGACTACATACCGGATTTTAAGAGGACAAAAGTGTCCGACGATAGATGATCTGGAAGAGTTTGCAAGAGAACTCAAGGTACCACTGGAAGATCTGTACGAATCGAAGTACTCCAGGGATCATATAAAAAATCTGTCTCAATATTGAGACAAAACTTGCAAATGACAAATATAATAAATATAATACAAACATAAGAAGAGCGCGCTGCTTATAACTACACTTACGGATGAAGATAAAAGCCACGAGGAGGGGGCAGCAGTATGCTTGAAATTATAAAAATGCAGTTGAAGGAATATATAGACAGGATGGATCAGTCTGATGAGAAATTTCTAAAGCAGATATTAACGATCATGAGAAAACATTTTAAAATAAAAATATGAAGAAGTGGAACACCGGAGGGCAGCAGTAGCCTCCGGTGTTTTTATATCAAGCCGAGATTTTTTCTTCGCGCATCTTTTTACTTATCCTATATTGTTCTGCATCCGGAACGTCTACAAACTCAACAGTTTTATCATAATTTTCTCTGATAACTTTTTTTATTTCATCAATGGTAACATTGAAAAATTCACGACGCTGATTTACCATATTTAGTTTTTTATCCTCGAAAGCACGATGAAGCGCAGCTTCTAATGCAGGAGCATCATCGGAGAAGATCATAGCATGAACATCAAACTTGAATGGAACAGAGGCACTCCCCAGCTCGTCGACGCGTTCCTGAGGATCGAGGCGTCTCGTCATTCCGATTTTGAAAACATTTTCTCCAAATGCACCAATATTAGAGATGACATAAACATACCCGGCTTTCATGTTTGCTTGACGGTAGTCGATATCGGATAACGCTTTATCAATATCGGACAGTCTATTTTCTAATTCTGATCTTTTGTTCATCAAATCAATATCATTAGGTTTCTGCTGTAATTGAGAGATGACATGCTCATAAGCTGTTTGATAGTGCGTTTGTTCTTTTTCGAGTTTCTTTTGCTGCTCCTCCAGTTCGCGTTGAACCTTCGCTTGTTCGCGTTGTTCTTCTCTTGCGGCTTTTGCAGCTTCTTTTTCCTCTTGCTTTTTCTGCTGATACTCAAAGGCTAATCTAAGTTCTTTTATTTTTGCGTCAAGATATTTTTGAGTAATGGAAATATTCATTACGGTGCCAAGTTTTGAAATTGTCTCGGATGATTTACGGATTCGATTTAACGATGCATCAAAATTGGTATATTTTACTTTGCTGACAATTCCATCACACTCGGTATTAAAGGCGCGCAAAAGAAGTTTTTGGGTGTCTGATATCATTTTTCGTCCTTTTGTTTTATTTCCATTTACGGTCCAATCAGTTGAACCGGTAACGGCGTCTTTATCTTTAATCAGATCTTTTTGGAGTGCGCGGATTTTTGCGAGTTCTTCTTTATAATCGAGCGCGGTTGCAAATTCAAATTGCGGCTTATATAATCCGAATTCCTGGACAAGGATTTCATCATCCATTGAAATGATTTGCTTTTGCTTGTCATTGATAGTCTTTTCTAAGTCAAAAATTTTAGCGTTTAATTCAGAAATAAGGCTATGTATAGATGATTCTTCCTGGCGAAGTTTTTCTGTCCGCTTTTCTAATTCAATAGCATTCTGCATTTCTGGCGTCATCATTGCAGCGTAGCGATGGTTATCTGCAGTAAGATTATCAAGTTGGGAAATCATCAATGCTTCCTCTTTACACTTTAACATAAGCAGGATAATTCCGATAATAAGAGGAATTCCATAAATGAACCACAAGGCAAATAAAATGCAGATTAACCAGGTTTTTAAATACCATTTTTCTTTCAATAGTTTGTCCTTCTTTCTATTTTTATTATTAGATACAATTATACATGTAATCGACATAAAACGCCATAATTAATGTAGAAAAATGGAAAAACCGGAAGGAACATCAATCCTTCCGGTTTTTGCTGTTTTCAAATAATTGATCAATGAAATTTTCTGCAACTTTTTTTGACTCAGGAGACAACTGCCTGTAAGTGCGCACCATATTAAGCAACATCTGATAAAATTTGTCATCTGGATTTTCTAAAACCTCAGATACAAGTGCTGCATCTTCGTCATCAGGAATCTGGAACATCGCACCTTCTCCAGTGCGAAGCCAGTTCTCATTTACATTAAACTCCCGGCAAATTGATAAAATAACAGCGTCTGTCGGGTTGCGTAACCCAGTTTCATAATTCGTAACAGTATTACCCTTGACACCAATCTTTTCTCCGAATTCTACCTGCGTCAATTTTAATGTTTTTCGTATTTCTCGTATTCTTTTTTTCAAAATTACGCCTCCTTACACAAAGAATATAACATTAAAAACTCACAAAGTCAATATTTAATGTTGACATATAATCACAACGTGATATAATGAACTCACAAAGTCAATACAACAGAAAGGAGAAAACAATATGGAAGAAGTAAAAAAAGAACTGGTTGAAAAAATGGCAAAGTTAAAACCGATCGATTTTATCTTGGCACAGAACACGATAGATGTATTACTTGCCAGAGATAAGATCGAAACATCAAAGAAACAGCTTGTGCAGCAGTAGAAAGAAGGTGAACGGAGTGAAATGTTGAGAAGGGAGATGAGAAGAATGAATTCATCAGATGGAATCCGAAGCCTGGAGATTGATTTTGACAAAGAAATTTTAAAAATTAATGGGCAGGAAGTGAAAGAAAGGATTGTAATTGTCTCGCTTCCGGGTCCGGAAGGATATAAGTATAAAAAAGCATTCAATATGAATAATGAGCGGATTTCCGGAAGCAGAGAAGTAATAGATGTCTGTTATTACAGAACAGCTAATGATAGTAAGCCTTGATAACAGCAATATGTCCCTGATACTTCATGTAATCAATTTCATAAATGGCTTTGCCTAAAACGATATCCCCACAGATATCAGATAATGCAGGGTCGGTAGCCCAAATTGCCAAGAAGTCGCCATGTTCATCAGACATATTTATAACTTTAGTTTCAATACCTTTAATAAATATTTTGACATCGTCTGATGTGCCAAATAGTTTTTCTGGTGGAATATTTAGTTCTTGCATATTTGAGATTCTCCTTTCCTATAGACTCGGACGCGGCAACGTCCTGTAAGGAAAAGGATAGCATAGTGGGGAAGAAACTACAAGTTGGAAGATATAGCGGAGATAAGAAGGGAGATGATTGAGTGACAGAGGAAAGACATGAGTCATTTGATGATGCGTCAAAGCGTTTTACACAGGATCCAACATTATTTATTACAAATGAGGCACTGAAAATTTTATATGAGACATGCGATGTGCAAGTTAAATTGGATGCACTGAAAATTTTAGCGGCACAGCGTTAACTATGCCGCAGCAGATTGCGTAATAGTAAAAAGAAAATCCACGCCGCAGACGCACAACGTGGATTTTGAAGAGAAGTTTTTCACATAATGCGGGAAAGATGGCAACAGTCAGGGATTTTTAAAAGCCCAAGGTCAAAATTCTCCTCAATGAAGAAAGTGCCAGATTGAAAACCCTGTTCCCACTGGATACCGGTGAATGAAATGTTGTCGATGCGGTCACTAAGAGCTGCTTTCTTATCAGGAGAAAGTTGTGAAAAATCAATGTGGTACTGATGTAACATAAGAAACCTCCTTGTTCAGTTGATAAGACAATTATAAAAAACAAGGAGCGGGAAATGCAAGGAAATAATTGAAAGGAGAAAAAAAGTGGGCAGTAAATTATGCGAGAACAAAGAAAAGAAACGCTATGACTATGTAGCCGGTTTATTGACTGGTGGATTCAGAGCAAAGAATCTGACAACGAAGGACGTGAGTTTAAAAAGCGGGATTCCAGAGCGGACAGTTACAGAGCGAATCAACCATCCGGAAAAGATCAGGTTGAAAGATTTATACAGCTTGACAGATTTGGCAGGAATAAAGATCACGTTTGAATATAAGGAGATGCCGGATTGAGGAGAGTGACAATGAAAAATAAGAAACCATTTTATGTGATGGTAATCGTAATCATCATCATGTATGCAGTAATTTATATATTACGACCGGCACCGGTATCGGGTCAGCCTGTCTCCGGTGTATTTGATCAGATCACACCGGTTGCACCGGTACAACCAGATCCCGTGGATATAGAAGAGGAAGAATATTGGGACAGCTTGGAATTGCTGGCAATCTGCGTCGAGGCGGAAGCCGGGAATCAGGGATTGCAGGGAAAACGCCTGGTTGCAGACGTGATTTTAAACAGGGCAGAGGATACATCCGGACAGTGGTCGGATACAATCTCCGGTGTGATATCACAGAAGAATCAATTCACATCATATTGGGACGGCGGGATGGCAGACATCTGGGAACCGTCAGAGGAGACGTACCAGGCGGTAAAAATGGAAGTAGAACAGAGAGGATATCCGGGAATTTATTATTTCCGGGAAGGTCAGTGGTCTGATTATGGGACACCTTGGAAAAAGACCGGAGCACATTATTTTTCGAAGAAATGAGGAGAGAAAGATGATCACATTAGATTTGACAAAAGAAGAGGCTTTTATGCTTCGCGATTTAGCAACCGGAGCAGACTGCGGGTATGAATGGATGCAGGAGATAGCAGACAGTCTGGAAGAGAAGCTGGGGGAAGCAATAAAAAAGCCACAGATGAAGCGTTCGGAGTTCAACCGGCAGATTTCCGACACAAAAACACGCTGGGAAAACAGAGGACTTGCAACTTCTATGATGCTGGCGAAAGAGGCGGAACTAAAATTTTATTATGACATTGTGGAGGACGACGATGAAAACACCGGAAGAACTGGAAGACTGGGCTGTAGAGCGCGTGCGGGCTTTTGAAACAGCATTTGCCGACGGAAAATACGGACAGGCTGCCATGGCGGCGGAGCAGATCTACACATCCCTGAATTTTATCGGGATGAAACAGGAAGCAGAGCTGATCATGGAACAGATCGGCTGGGACAGGGTTAGAAAAGCATTTTCGGAGGCGAGGATAAATGTTGAACGAGGACCAGATCATAAAAAAGCTGTATGACCAGGTGAAGATATTTAAAGACCACATGATGAGAAAAGAGTACCTGCAGGCAGTCTTGTGTGCGGATCAGGCATCCATGGTTGTGATGTGCCTGGATATGGGAGAAGAAGTCAGAGCGGAGCTTTTTGGAGTACGTGATAAGAACAACCCGGTAATCGGTCTAATCGATGAAGGGCTGTACATAAAAGCACTGGACTGGTGTATTTTCCATGGCTTTCATCATACAGTACATACGTTCGAAAATGTAATAAAGAAAGAGCATTGAAATACTGGTTTCAATGCTCAGACTGGTGCATAGCACACTACACTTATGACAGGTATAGTGTACCATGCATCCGCCAAAAAGGCAAGAGAAAACGGGGATAAGCCCCGGCTTATTTAACAATCTAAGTATATTAAAGATACGACACTGGGTGGTGGCATGGCACATAGACATGATGTTTATAAGTACGGAAGATTTATTGAACATGAATTTAAGTTTGCAGGAAAGTTTGGAGCAAAGGGAGAACAGAGAGCAGAGAAAAAGAAAGCTACTCCGGAACAGGTGGAGAAACAGAATCAATACAACCGGGAGAAGAAGGTCTTAAGAAAGATGAGATATAACTTTGAACCCGGAGACTTGTGGATCACATTAAAACTTCCAAAAGGAGAGAGACTGCCTGCAGATGAGATCCTGAAAATAAGAGATAAATTTTTCCGGAATTTAAGAAATGTATACAAGAAAAGAGAACGAGTTCTCAAATACATGTACAGGATCGAGATTGGAGAAAGAGGAGGAATCCATATCCACGTACTGGTAAACAGATTAAACGGAACACCTGGAGCAGCGGAAGTTATTTCACAGATCTGGAACAGGCTGACTGGTGGACATGTAAATTACACTCCAGTATATGAGGAAGGACACTTTAAAGATCTCGCTTCGTACTTAGTGAAAGAACCGACAGAAGAAATTACAGGACAGATGACTCTGTTTGGAACAGAGGAAGAGAAAAAGATTTTCTTGAAGTATGGATGTTCAAGAAACTTAGAGATGCCGGAAAAAGAGACACATAAGTATAAGCGCAGGACGGTAAGAAAGCTGATCGAGAATGGACCAGAGCCGCAACCGGGATATTACATAGACCGGGACAGCATCCGATACGGAGTAAATCCATTCACTGGCATGTCTTATTACTATTACACGGAGATCCGGCTGGAACGGGATGCCGGAGAGATCAGAAGGGAGCGTGAGGATCTATGCAGGCGGTCAGCATCTACGTCACCACATCCATAAAGGGCAGATGGGAGCGTGACGGCTACATTGGATATTGCCTGGAATATTATCCATCAGGAAAGAGCCTGCCGGAGATAAGAAAACACATTGAACCTGTTGAACAGATGAATGGAAACAGGGCAGAGATGGAGGCTCTGATACGTGCATTTTCCCGTATGAAGAGAAAATGCGAGCTGTCAATTTATACAGACAGTGAATACCTGTACAACGGATTTGCAGGCAGGGAAGATGTAGCACAGTGGATTAAGAGAGGATGGATCACGACCAGAGGTCAGCCGGTAAAAAATAAAGACAAGTGGCTGGAGCTGATCCGGGGCAAGCAGGGGCACTTATGCAGTTTTTATTTAAAACAGCCCAATGCCTACACGAAGGAACTGATGGAAGAAATGGAACGAAGGGAGAAAACGAGAAATGTTTGAGAGATTCGGAGAATTTGACAGCGCAGAAGAATTAAACCTCACAGCAGAGGGATTGAAAACAGAAGGAGATATGGAGAGTCTCCTGGTACTGGCAGAGGAAAATGGAATTGATAAAGAGGATGCCAAAGATTACTGGGGCGGATACACAGATACACTGACGACACCGCTTGAGGCGGCGATCGGAAAGATCGATGTGGAATGTAAAGATTTAAAACCGAAGCAGATCATGATTGACTGGGTGGATTACATCAGATCACAGTGCATGGAGCATGACGATATGGCGGTCGCGGTACGCAGGAAAGGGAAAAGCATCAAGGGCTGTATTGGGAAGCTGTTGGAATGGTCATTTAAGAATCAGATTCCAGTGGACAAAGATATTTTAAAAGAGGCAAAAGTAAATGCCAGCCGTGTGACACTTGGAATCCCAGGGATGGGGGAAGCGAAGAAGATCATAAAAAGTTATTACACGGAGGTGAAATGATACGGCAATGGCTAAAAAAAACGAGGAAGAAAGAATAAAAGAACTGGAAGATCTGACACCAGAACTTCCGAAGGATTTTGAAGACTGGTGCGCGAAAAAATTATGGAATCCGGAAATTTATTATAAGAGAAAGGGCAATAACACAGAGTGCATCTGTGGAAAATGTGCAGAAAAATATGTTTTATATACACCGAAAGATCCGGAATATGGGACGCTGTATGATGAGATTCCAAGAAGAGGAGAAAAGGCAGTCTGTAAAAAATGCGGTAATGTATCAACTTATGAATGGCAGAGAGTTACTTCACCGGTGCGACAGGAAGAGAGAATTTACTTGTATCAGTTGACAAGTGAGAATGATCTGATCGTGCGGATTTTCTCATATTACAGGCGATATCAGCAGTCGTGCGAGATGACAGACATTCTATCAGAAGACAGCCGGTATTTTCTTTTTAAAGGAAAAGTAGAAAAAATGGTGCGCACGTACAGTTACTACCGGGATGAAAATGTATGGATTTTATCGGACAGACGAGGCTATCCATACATAGAAGTACAGGATGGAGAGATCTATCCGGGATGGAAAGAAGCGGTGCAGCAGTCGACATTAAAATACTGTCCGTTAGATCAATTGGAAAAAATGGGAAGAGAAAACTGGGGCAGAATGACAAAGAATGCCGTAAACACCATAGACGCCCTGATGACCTATGCAAACAACCCCGCAATCGAGATGTATTGCAAAATGAACATGCACAAACTGGTGAGACGAATCTTATGGAAAGAGGGAAAGTTTGGGACTATCAACCGCAGGAAAGATAGTTTGCGGGGGCAGCTTCGGTTAAAGAAAAAGGAACACATCAACAGTGTCATAAAAGCGCATGGAGATACAGATCTGTTAGAAACACTGCAATTTGAAGAGAAAGAGGGATATTCCTGGAAACCAGAACAGGAAGAATGGATTGCAGAAAAATTTGACAGAGAAATGAAAAACAGGCTGAAACATCTACTTGAATACATGACCTTGCAGCAGTTGATAAACCGGGTAGAAAAGTATGCAAAACAAAAATTTGATCCGGTGCCGGAAGGTTGGACCGCATACGGGAGTTATAAAAGGAACGTGATTTGGGAATATGACGATTACCTCAACATGCGGGAGGTGCTGGGCTATGACATGACAAACAGTGTATTTATTTATCCGCGCGATCTGGAAGAGGCACACAATCAGATGGTTAAGGAGAGCACGACAAGACATGACGAGCTGTTTATAAAAAAGAAAAATAAGGAATTTTCCAAAATTGCAGTGAGATATAAGAGTCTGTGTAAGCGGTATCAGGCATCGGCGGAGGGCTATATCATCCGCCCGGCAAAAGACGCGGGAGAGATCATCATAGAAGGAAGAGTCTTACACCATTGTGTAGGTGGCGATAATTATCTTTCAAAACATAACAAGGGAACGACCACCATTTTGTTCCTGCGAAAAGAGAAAACACCGGACACGCCATATATCACGATAGAAATTAAGGGAACAGAGATAAGACAGTGGTACGGAGCGCATGATAAAAAGCCGAAACAGGAGTTTTTCGACAGGTTTTTGAAAGATTATACAGCGCAGCTGAAAAACAGGGAAAAGAAGCTGGAGAAAGAAACAGGACAGGCACTGGCAGCAGTGTAGAAAGGAAGAAAAATGGAAGAAATTATAAGACAGGATCACAACGTGATCACATATACAGATTACGCGGTATATAAGCATGATCTTGACACCGAACTGCAGGGAGCAGTAGAAAGATTCGTGAGAATAGGCTACCTGTTAAAAGTGGCACAGGATACGGGAATTTTAGCGGGTTCGGGCTATTCAAACGTCAATGAATTTGCCATGAAAGAATACGGGCTTGATAAAACACAGGTATCACGTTTTATCCGGATCAACGATCGCTTCTCAAAAGATGGCTACTCCATGGAACTAAAAGAGGAATATCAGAAATTCGGCTATGCGAAATTATCACTTATGCTGACACTGCCGGATGAGATCAATGAAATCCTGACGCCGGAAATGAGCAAAGCGGAGATCAGTGCCGTAAAAGAAGAAGTAGAGGAAGAACAGAAGATCAGCGATATAGAGGTCATGATAGAACAGGAGCCGGAAACGACCAGATCAGCAGAGACAACATTTGAAAAAGCACTGTTAAATATATTTCATGATGAACCACAGCTGTTTACAGATGTGATCGATGGAATGAACGGTGGGCAGGATATATTTGAAATCATGGCACCGGCAGATATAAAGGTCTATATGACGAGAATACCGGGGATTGGAAAACTTGCCATGTCTGTGAACAGTTCAAAAAAGATGATCGAGTTAGTGAACATGAGAAGCATGGAAAAAGAACAGATCACAGAAGAAGAAATAATCGCTGCAATACGGGATATATCAGGCGGTTCAGAGGATACGACGCAGGCATGGGAAGAGATTTACCATGAAAAATTTCCAAAAACTGAAAAAGCCAAAGTTGCACCGGTGCAACGGAAAGAATCACATGTAAATCTCCCGAAAGAAAAGCCGAAGAAGCAGGAAAAAATACAGACACTGCATGATATTGATCCGGACATGCCGGAACCATCACCGATCGAGACGGCGGAACAGTCAAAAGAACGTGTTGCAAGCACCGACGAAACGTTAGAAGCCGGTGAGCAGCAGTTGCCGGGGCAGGACAGTATTGAAAACCATCCGGAATACATGCCGGATGAACCGGAAAAAGAGGAAAGTGCACCGGAAATTAAGGAAAATATATCAGAAATCGAAGAAAATGCACCGGATACCGGAATAATTGACAATAAAAATATAAACAGAGGATACAAATCTGCAGTTACAAACAACCTGAACGCACTGCAGAGCTTGTGGAACTCCGGAGATCTGCACCGGATAGAAAAAATGATATCCATTCTGGACGATCTGCACTGGAGATTAAGAAAGATAGAAGAACTTGAGGAATCAGAAAACGAGGAGGAATAACATGCGGTACCGGACCAGTAAAAACATGAAATTCCAATTCGATGAAGAAACCCGCAGGATCATCTATTACCGTGACAATGAAAGCTGTATCTTCTGCCGGCAGCAGTACCACATGGAAAATAAGGATCCATGGCTCTATCAGATGAAAGACATCATGCATTACATAAATAAGTCCCAGGGAGGACTTGGAGTACCACAGAACGGAGCAGTAGGATGCCGGTATCACCACATGCTATTGGACAATGGAAGCAGGGGACTCCGGTCGGAAATGATAGAGATATTTAAAGAGTACCTGATGCAGCAGTATCCAGACTGGAATGAGGACAGGTTGCACTATAAGAAATGGGATTTTCCCCAAATTAGTTGATCTGATTGAATTTGCACATTGAAAACAGAATAAAGAGCAAAAAATCTCTGAAAAGTTTGAACAGATTCTTTGAGTGATGTTTGCGAGAAATAGAATACACCTTCATAAAATACTTGACTTTATGTGTGAACAATAATACAATAAATGTGTGAACAAAAAGTGAGGTGAAAAAATGAGTCCACGAACAGGGAGACCAAAGTCGAATAACCCAAAGTCTGAGGAAATAAAAATCAGAGCCACGAAAGAAGATAAACAATTATTGCGCACATGTTGTGAAAGACTCGGACAGACACAATATGATGTGGTCATGAGTGGAATTAGAAAGGTATTCGACGAAACAGAAAAATAGAGATCCGTCCGCACGACCAAGCACAAACGAATCTCTAACGCACACTCCATGAGGAATGGCAAAATGATTATACCATTCCTTGTGGATACAAGCAAGAAGAAAGGAATGGTAAATATGAAGAATCTGGAACAAACTTTAGATAGCCGAGAAGTGGCTGAAATGGTAGAAAAGGAACATAGATCAGTAATACGAGATATTAGAAGATATATAAAACAAATCAACGAATGTAATCATACCTCTGCTACTGAGCACAAAATTGTGCCGAGTGACTTTTTCGAGGAAAGTACCTATAAGGACAGCACAGGGAGGACTCTTCCTTGCTACATGATAACCCGCAAAGGCTGTGAGTTCATAGCAAATAAATTAACAGGCACTAAAGGAACTGAGTTTACAGCCAGATATATCAATAGATTCCATGAAATGGAGGATGAAATCGCATCGGAGCAGATTCAAAACCAAGCGGAATATCTTGCAAAGGCATTGTTGGAAGCAAGACGCATGCTAGATGAAAAAGATAAACAGATAAAGATATTAGAGCAAAGAAAAACAGCAGAGACATATGATTATAAAAAATACATAATATCATATGTGGGTCAGATACAGAACCAGAGGCGTTTGTGCCAAATCTATACAATAGTGAAAAATATGCATAAGCATGAACAGGAAAAAGGAGTATAACAGCTTCTTATATAACAAAACCATACCAAGAGCAGAGATTTTTGAATCCCTGCTCTTATTTTATTCTGTAATTCCATAAATAAGGGATTTTCCGACTTTTGGTTAATCTAATATATCACAGGATACCAGTAAACGCGCGATTCTCCGGCAACCGGTGCCGGAGAGAAAGGAGAAAACAGTGTTTGTAAGAAAAACATACAAGAAAAAGTGCATAATCTGTGGAAAAGAATTTGAAACAATAGCAGCGGCCGCGCTGACTTGTGGAAAACAGTGCAGAAATGAGCGCAATAGAAAAATTCATGAGAAAAGAAGAAACCAGACACATAATAACAGCGATATAAGCAGCGTGTTAGAAAAAGCAAGAGAAGCCGGCATGAGCTACGGAAAGTATGTAGCGGCGGTAGAGAGGATGGCAAAATGAAAAAGAAAGATATCTTGGAATTAAAAAGAAGGCTGACAAAGAATAACTGCACTTTTTCCCGTATTTGCGGGTGCTATGTAGATGTAGATAAAAATATCGTAACAACATTCGGAGAAACATTTTTAAACCTCCCGGATGAAGAATTTTATAAATACTTGGATATTGCAAAAGGAATCTTTAAGGGAAAACTGAAAGACAACATGTTGAATCTGGAACTTTCGGAAGAGGCAAAGGAAGAAAACGACATGCAGCAGTTCCTGCTTGCGATAAGAGACAGCGGCTTAAAAGACGAGAATCTGCTAGAAGCATTTTATGACAGAGTGATTGATAATTATGATCACGTCGGAGGATACTTGATACTGCTTTACCGTGACGCATATGACGTTATTACATATACCTCAGACAATAACAAGATAGACGAGTCAGAGGATGTATACGAATATCTGCTCTGTGCTATCTGCCCGGTAAATCTAACAGCTCCAGGACTGGCATACAGCGAGGAGGAGAACAGGATTATAAACAGGATCAGGGATGCGGTAGTCGGAGCACCAGATACAGGATTTGTATTTCCGGAATTTACAGACCGAAAGGAAGACAGGGACACAATGCTCTTTTATACAAGAGACACGAAAGCGCCGCATCAGGAATTTGCACGGGCGCTGGGATGCATTGAACAGACAACGGCAACGGAGCAGAGAGAGGCATTAAAGACGATCATCACGGATATTCTTGGAGACAGCGACGAAGGAATTAGAATGTATGAGAATTTTCATAGAATCCTGGATGAAAAATTGGAAGAGGAAGCAAAGAAAGAGCTTGAACGGGCGGAACAACAGAAATTAACACTTGGAATCTTGGGCGAGGCACTGGAAAAAGCAGATGCAGCAAAACCACAGATTGAAAAAATTCAGAAAACATACAGGAACACTTTTGAAGAGATCCCGACCATTGCAGCAGTGATCGATGGAAAAGCGGTCAAGAAAAGTTATGAAAGAGACGGTGTCGAGTCTATGAAAAAAATGTTGAAAGATGCTGCAAAAGAGATTGAGATCTTAAACGGAGGAGAGACGGAACTGTCAGAGAGAATACGGGAAGTCACGGGAGCTTAGGAGGGATTTACATGCACAGAGATGGAAAAGAACGCCGCCAGATCATTAAGGCGATGGTACAGCGACAAACAAGAATATCAAAACACCCGGATCAGGAAGCATTAAAGAGATTCAAAGAAGTGACGTATCAGTTGCGGTACGGGAAGGAGAAGAAAGATGCTAAATAGAGAAAAATATGCGGAAGAGATTTTAAATATTGCGTGTGATGGAGGCAATATTGCGTTAATTAATGGGAAACTGGAAAAATGCAGGGGAGTCTGCGATAAATGCGATTTTTGCGATAATGACATTAGAAATACTGGTCGTTGCAGAGAAAAAGCAAAAGAATGGGCGAACAGCCAGTATGTTGATTGGAGCGAAGTTCCAGTCGATACACCGATTTTGGTCAGAGATTCTGAACTTTTTGCGTGGAGCAAAGAACATTTTGCAAAATATGAAGATGAAACGGTTTATACATGGGATTACGGAAAAACGTCATGGAGCACATACGACGGTAAAATGAGTAGCTATAAATATGCTATGTTACCAGAAAGTGAGGATCAGAATGAAAATAAGCAGAATTAGAAAGTATTTATAGAAATGGGGTGTTTGGATGAAGAAATGCGGACAATCGCAGAGGAAAACCCACATCTGGACGACCTCGGGGAACTGAATGACATCATGGAGGAAGAAATTGGGTATTTCGGCATGGAGGAACAGGAGGGCGAACGATGAGACTGATTGATGCGGACGATGTAAAGAAGATGATTTCTGATACATTTGAGAAGGAAAAGGATGTTATAAATAGCTTTTGGAAAATGGGTACGTTGATGGAAAAAGTCGACGAAATTCAGACCGCTTACAATGTGGATGCGGTTGTAAGCGAATTGGATAAGGCAAGTTGTGTTGCACAGCCTGTAGGATGGAGTGCAAAAAAAGAAATTGTTGAACTTAAAACGGCAATTGAGATTGTGAAAGGTGGAGGTGTAGATGAAACAAACTGACATAGAAATGTCTTATGCCAAGCTGAAGGAATCTGATGATAGATTAAAAATCTTGAAAACAGAAACCGGAAAAGAAAGATTTATCAACAGTAAATGTGCTTATGAGTACCGGATAAAAAGCGTAGGCAAAGTTTTAAGACATATCTGTGACGAGTACAGGACAGGCAGACTGTGCGATTTGGAAACACTTCTCCGGCATTGCCAGGATAAACTAAATGGCAGCATTGACGGAATTGAACTGGAACTGAAAGAAGGAAAAACGTTCCGATTCGAGAAAGACGGGCAGGAAAAACGAAAGGAACGTTTAATACAGTATTGGTTGATATGCCAGAGCTGACAGGTAAAGGTAAGCAAGATGATTTTAAAATTAATAGGGATAATAGTTGTTATTTCGTTTTATGACGAGATGGAAAAAGCACGAGAAAAGAAAGAACTGCATAATGTTGTATACTGGGGAATCCTGTTAATAACTGCATTCATTATGATCTGGAATTAAAAATCATTAGTAATAGACAATATTACACATGTAAATTATAATCATATAGAAATTACAAATATAATTAAAAAGGAGACAATGACATGCAGACATTATCAGATCAGGAAAAGAAAGTTTTAAAAATTATCAAGGAGTCAGAGCAGCAGTTGACGCCGGAAGAAATCACGGAAGAGATAAACAAAAGATACGGGCAGGTTTGGCCGGTACAGGTTACTTTAACATTTATGGCAAGATTAGAGAAGCTGGGATATACGGATACTAATAAACAATGAAGAACAGGCAGGGAGAAAAATAAAACAAGCAGAGGGGGAATGTGTGTGAATGAGAAAGAAGTGTATGAGATCTGCATGAGTGTAGATAGTGCCATAGCCGATAAACTGACAGAATCAATCGTTGCTGGTACCAGTTATGATATGTTGGAAGCTCACCATGGCATTCTCCCGATCAGTAAAAATTGCTTTTACCGGAAACGTCGGATTGTGCAGAAATTCATAGAGCAGAAGAGGAGCGGGCGGACAGATGCGGATGGTGCGGTAATTATTTAAAAGTACATGGAAGTATATAGCGTTGAAAATTGGTACAAATCCACTAAATTTCCATGCTAAAATTACTATAGAGTAATAATTGAACATGGAGGATGGAGAGTGGAGAAAGAAAATGAATTAAAAAAGGAATACCTGAAACAATATGAAAAAGCAGTGCGCCAGATGAAGCGCAGTGAGGAAAAGATCACAGAAATGCGTTTAAGCAAGATCATGCCATCCACAGGCAATGATGGTATGCCACACGCACATAATAATACAGATCTATCCGCATATGCTGCATTACTGGACGAAGAGGAAAGACGGTACATGGAAGCCAGATATCACAGAATCAAGCTGTGCAGAGAAATCACAGACAAAATAGAGCGGATGGATAATGAAGATGAAAAAGATATATTGATGTATCGTTACATAAGGCTGATGAAGTGGGAAGATATTTGCGTGAAGATAAATAAAAGCTGGAAACAGATACATCGAATCCATGCGAGAGCACTGAATAATTTTATAGTGTAAATTGCAAAAGGACATAGAATGACACACTCAAAATATGATATTGTTATACTAACCGAAAGGTTCAAAGGGAGATTGCGGCAGCAGTCTCTCTTTTTTCGTACTCACAACATTAAGCGGCTCCATGAAACCCAGGGGAGCCGCAACCTCCGTATGAATGGGGAGATTAGAATGAATAAAGAAAGATACAGTGATCCGACAGCCGAACAGGCGATTGCGCATGTGATGAGGGAATACAGAGAAAGAACAGACAGACAGGAAGGAAGTGATCCGAATGGCAAAAGGAAAATACGAATACTGGCTGACACCGGAAGGTTTACTGAAACTGGAAGGATGGACGAGAGACGGCCTCACAGATGATCAGATAGCCCGCAATATGGGAATTTCACGCAGTACATTAAACAAATGGAAAAATGATCATTCGGACATTTCGGACACCTTAAAAAGAGGGAAAGAAGTTATTGATCTTCAAGTGGAGAATGCTTTGCTTAAGCGTGCACTGGGATATGAGTACGAGGAAGTATCTGAGAAATATGAATATGGTGAAATGACAGAAAGAAAAGTAACAAAGAAACATGTTATTCCGGATACTACCGCACAGATCTTCTGGTTAAAGAACCGCCGTCCGGATAAATGGAAAGACAAACAGGATGTTCAGGTATCCGGTACCTTGGAAGCAGAGAAGACAAAGCTGGATGACCTGATCAAACAAATGCGTGGTGATGGATAATGAGCAGCCAGAGGCTGATTTTATCAGATAAATATCAGGACTTTATAAAGCATGATGCACCTGTGGAAATGTTAGAAGGCGTGACGGCAGCAGGCAAAACAACAGTCGGCATATTCAAATTTATGCTTAAAGTTGCAGAGTCACCGAAAAAATATCACATCATTGCATCAAAGGATACCGGAACAGCAGAGAAGAACATCATAAACAAGGACCTTGGGATTATAGATGATTTTGGTATTCTTACAACCTATAACGGCAATGGAACAAAGGATGAAAAGATACCACATATCCTTTACCGGACCAGTAACGGCGAGAAAATCGTATATGTAATGGGTTACGGAGACAAAAAGAAGTGGCAGAAAGCACTTGGCGGCCAGTACGGATGCCTGTATATCGATGAGATAAATACGGCAGACATTGACTTTGTCCGCGAAGCGGTTATGCGTGCTGATTATACGATGGGAACATTAAACCCGGATGATCCGAGTCTGCCGGTGTATAAAGAGTATATCAACTGTTGCAGACCGTTAGAAAGATACAAAGACGATGCGCCAAGAGAGATCAATGAGTTATTGACAGAGCCGGAAAAGGCTGGGTGGACACACTGGTTTTTTAATTTTAAAGATAACTGGGGACTTCCACCCGAAAAGATAGAACAGATTAAGATGAATGTGCCTGAGGGGACAAAGTTATGGAAAAATAAGATCCTTGGATTGCGAGGCAGAGCAACAGGCCTTGTATTTAGTAATTTCAGTAGAAAAAAGCATGTGGTAACCAAAGAATATGCAAAACAGTTTGTAAGGGACAGGCACCGGGTAGATCAGAAAGAATGGTTCGAATGGTTTACCGCCGGACTTGACACTGCATATTCCACAGAAAGTCCGGACACGATCGCAATGAGTTTTATGGGAATCACAAACTATGGAAGATTGTTTGTCCTGGATGAAAAGGTATATAACAATGCAAATATAGAAAATCCGATAGCACCATCGGATACGGTAAAGAATTATATTGATTTCCTGGAACGCAACAGAAAGGAATGGGGTTTTGCAAAAAATGTGTTTGTGGATTCCGCAGATCAGGCAACTTTGACAGAATTCGCAAAATACAAAAGACTGCATAACGATTGCCTGTACCTGTTTAATAATGCATACAAAAAGGTTGAGATCATTGATCGAATCAATTTACAGCTTGGCTGGCTTTCCTATAACGAAAATGGGAAAGAGCCAAGCTATTTTATTGTCGAAACCTGCACTAATTATATACATGAGATGGAAGTATACAGTTGGCAGGAAGATAAAGATAATACGCCGGAGGACGGCAATGACCATATGATTAACAGCACACAGTATGGATGGATTCCGTACCGTGAAAAGATCGGAGTGAAACGAAATGAAGGTGGTAGATAAAATGGCAGACAGTATCAGAAGAGGTATCCGGAGTTTTTTGCAGATTGAACCTGCACAGCAGAATGTAATCATGATCACAGAGCAGCTTGATTTTAATGCAAATGCTGCAAAGAACCGTATCTGGTATCGTGGAAACGCAGACGAACTCAGCCAGTTGTATAAGAATCTTCCGGGAGAGGGAAATAGAACACGTTTCTGGGCGGTGGTTCCGACGGTTGGCATGGAGATAGAGAAGAACCACACCGGCATACCGGGAATCATTGTGGATACACTGGCGGCGATTGTTGTATCAGATATGAACGGCATAGAAATCCAGGGAAAATATCAGAGCATCTGGGATAATATTGCAAAGGACAACCATTTTGAGGAACTGATAGAAGATGCAGTTGCAGAAACATTGGTGGTTGGAGACGGGGCATTTCGGATCAGCTTTGACCCGGAGCTGTCACAGTTTCCGATTCTGGAATTTGTTCCGGGCGATCAGGTGGAATATATATACAGCAGAAACCGGCTGAAAGAAATCATATTCCGGACAGATTATTTTTATAATAGTCAGAAATATACGCTGGAAGAAACTTATGGAAGAAAGTACATACGCAGTACACTCTTGCATGGCGGTAAGGAACTGCCGCTGAATTATATCCCGGATACCGCAAATCTTAAGCCGGTGATCACATGGCAGGATGATTTTATGATGGCGGTGCCATTTAAGGTATTTAAGAGCAGCCGGTATAAAAACCGTGGCGGCTCTATTTTTGACAAGAAAGCAGACAGTTTTGACAACCTGGATGAGTGCTGGTCACAGTGGATGGATGCACTCAGAAAGGCAAGAAGCAAAGAATATATCCCAGAAGGTTTACTTCCGAGGAATCCCAATACAGGAGAGGTCTTAAAGCCGAATGCATTTGATAATGCGTATATCCAGCGTGATATGAATATGTCAGAGGGTGCGGCGGCAAAAATTGATCTGGTACAGCCGACGATTCCGACAGACAGTTATCTGGGGACTTATACCACGGCATTAGATCTCTGCCTGCAGGGTGTGATCTCACCGTCAACACTTGGGATTGATGTAAAAAAGCTGGATAACGCAGAGGCACAGCGTGAGAAAGAGAAGGCAACGCTGTACACCAGAAATAAGATTGTGGATGCATTGCAGAATGTTCTTCCACAGTTGGTAGATGCAGTATTGAAAGCCTATGCAACGTGGAATAAACAGACAGTTGAGGACATTGATGCAGATATTCCATTTGGCGAGTATGCAAACCCGTCCTTTGAAAGCCAGGTAGAAACAGTATCAAAGGCAAGAACCGGGCAGATCATGTCGATTGAGGCATCGGTAGAAGAGTTGTATGGGGATTCCAGAGATGAACAGTGGAAGATGGAAGAGATTGCAAGGCTGAAAGCAGAACAGGGCATACAGGATGTAGAAGAGCCGGAGATAGATATGGATGTCCTTGACATAGAGGACGAGGACATGAAAGGAGATCCGACAGGTGAAAGTAAAAGTGATGAACCGGATATACCGGATGAGCAAAAAGGAGTATCAGGGACTGCTAAAGATAGCCAGTCAGCAGGTAAAGATGGGGATATACGCGATAGAAAAGAACGATTACGCGGAACTCCGAAAGGATCTGTGCAGCAGAACAAAACTAAAGGAACTGACAAGACAGTATAAACAGCAGGGATTTAAGGTGTACGCAAACGGCAGGTGATTATATGGCAAAGATCAACGATGAATATGATATTGGTGCCGCATTTGCAGCAGTTGAAAATGAACTGATGGCGTCCATGATCCGGAATATGAAAAGACACCGTATCGAGGAAGTGGATGAAAAGAAAGAATGGGAAATGTGGCAGGCATTGCAGTTAAAATCTTTAGAGCAGTATAAGAAAGCAAATGCGAAAAGATTCCAGAATCAGTTCCATGAGATCAACGGTCAGATAGAATCGCTGCTGTATGCTGCAAAAGAACAGGGCGGCATGGAGCAGGAAATAAAGATTTTAAGGGCAATCAAAAAAGGATTCAAGCCGCCAAAACAGAGAACCGGATCCACAGCAACCACAGCAGAGTTCTTTAAGCTGAATGACAGGAAACTGGATGCTTTAATCAAAGCGACACAGAATGATCTGAAAAAGGCAGAAACAGCAGTACTCCGTATGGCAAATGACCAGTACCGCAAGATTATATTCAATGCACAGGTATACGCCAATACAGGGGCAGGAACCTATGAGAAAGCAGTAGATATGGCAACAAAGGATTTCTTAAGCCGTGGCATCAACTGCATTGAATATGCAAACGGAGCACGCCACACGATAGCTGATTATGCATCCATGGCAATCCGGACTGCCAGCAAGCGTGCATACCTGCAGGGCGAAGGGGAAATGAGGAAAGAATGGGGAATATCCACGGTCATCATGAATAAGCGCGGGAATCCATGTCCGAAGTGCCTTCCGTTTGTGGGTAAGGTATTGATTGATGATGTGTGGAGTGGTGGTAAGGCATCGGATGGTCCTTATCCTCTGATGTCATCCGCAATCGCCGCAGGGCTTTATCATCCACGTTGTAAGGACGGCCATACAACATACTTTGAGGGAATCAGCACACCGCCGAACAGTAAGTTTACAAGGCAGGAAGTGAAAGAGATTGCAGACGGCTATCGAGCAGAGCAGAAGCAGCAGTATGCAAAACGGCAGGCGGACAGGTTTGGGAGACTGGCGGAGTATTCGTTGGATGAGGAGAACCAGAAAAAGTATCGTCATCATGAACAGGGATGGAGAAGAAAATGTATTCAAGAGTCAGTACAAAAGGAGATTTTTGATTACAATTCTGATATATTTACATCAAAACATAGAGAAAAGTATAATGTTTTAAAACAAAAGGAAACTTTATTGCAACAAAAAATTGACGGTTTCGAACAAAAGAGAAAAGAGTATGAGGAAGCATTTTTACAGACACTTAGTGAAGAAGCAGGCAATAAAGCAAATGAATATGCAGATCAAATCAAACGTATACAGGAAGAATTAAGACCAATACGTGAAGAAAAGAAAAGATTGCAACAAATAAAAGCAAAGAATACAGAAGATATTTTTATTGCAAAAGGATATGCAAAAAAAGTAAAATTATCCGAAGATATGTCTGTAGAATCTGTGGATGCAATAGAAGAGGCGATGGATGATCTTGTGACAAAACGAGGGTTTCCAGGTTTGGAAGAAATCGAATATAACCCAGCATTTTTTAAACGACCAGGTAGTAATCCAAATACAATAGCAACATATGAGTGGGATAAAAAGAAGATATGGCTGAATGAGCAGATAAGTGATGAAGAAAAGTTTTTCGAAAGAAGGAAAATAAATGAACAGAAATATACTGAAAGAAAAAATAAATACCAGAAAATATGGGAAAAACATGCAGAAGAATTAAAAGAAGAACTTAAGCATGCAGATACAAAAGAAAGAAGATATTCAATTCAAAAAGACTTGAACGGAGAACTTGCAAGAATTGAAACAACGAGATCAGCGGTGCCAAGTAATATAAAAGATGTTCTGACGCATGAATATGGTCATTATCTGCATGATTTAGCATCGATGCAGACGAGTGAACCTGGAAAGAAAAAAATCTTTGCTTTAAGAGAACTTGGTGGCAGAAAAATTAGTGGTGAAATTATTTGGAAAGATGATATGAAAGCTAGACTGCAAGCTGCATATATCAGCGAATATGCGAAAGAAAGTCCACTAGAAGCATTTGCGGAGAGTTTTACCGCATATATTAAGGGTGAAAAAGTACCTGATAATTTTAAAGCAGTCGTCGACCAGGTTATTGAAGAAACTAAGAAAAATGGTATAATAAAAGAGAACTTACAGTTTTTTGCAAATAAGATGCCAGATGAAAAGTTTACACAATATTCACTTAACCCATTGAAAGCGCCAGATAAGGCAAAAGCATTTAAGGATGCACTAGGATATACGGTCGATAATTTTGAAGATTTAAGGCAAAATATTTTATTTAATCTTGTAGAGGATAATTTTATCGAAAAAGGTGACAATGGTTATGGTATGAGGTATGAGCAAATACTTGAGTTGACAGGACCAAATGGTAAGAAGGCAAAAGTTTTAACAGCATGGATTCAAGACGGTGACGATAAAAGACTTGTATCTGTGTATGTAGATAAGTAGGTGGATAATGATGAAAATAAAATTATATGATAGAGTTCTTCTGAAAGACGGAAATAAAGCATCTATAGTGGAAATCTATGAACCTGATAAATATTTTATTGCGGACATAGATACTAAGGATGGAACAGTAACGGAAGACTTAAGAGTAGAACAAATTGAAAAAGTATTAAAGTAACAGCCACCAGTCGAAAGACCGGTGGTATTTTTATATCCAAAATGAAAAGTTGCACCGGTGCAATCCGGAGCAAAGACGAAGAAACAGACAGCCGCAAGGCTGTTATTTTTATGCCCGAAGGCATATCGAACACGCTGTTCGATGATAAACTACGCGGAGACACCGGAGTACACAACTGAGTGAGACACACATAAAACTGAACTGGGAGACACCCGAACAACTGAAAGGAGAAACTATGAAACAGAACACATTACCGTTTAATTTGCAGTTCTTTGCAGAAGGTACAGGAGATGCAGGATCAGGAGCAGGCACAAACACAAGTGCCGGGACTGGTGCCGGATCAGCGACAGTAACAATGCAGCAGGCAGGACAGCAGACACCGCCATTTGAGTTCGACTATGAGAAGCTGGCTTCTATTGTGACTGGAAAACAGAATGTCACAGAAGATACCGTGCTGAAAAATTATTTTAAGCAGCAGGGATTGTCCCAGGATGAAGCAGCACAGGCAATGCAGCAGTTCAAGGAACAGAAAGCAAAGAGTACACCGGATGTCAGCGCAATGCAGACACAGCTGACACAGGCGCAGACACTTGCACAGAGGGCAGAGGTGGAAAAGGCAGCAGTATTAGAAGCTGTGGAACTTGGCTTGAACGCAAAGACGATCCCGTATGTCCTTAAGATGGCTGATCTGTCAAATGTTACCGGACAGGATGGCAAATTAAACACCGAGAACTTAAAGAATGCCATTAACAAGGTGCTGGAAGATGTACCACAGTTAAAACCGGCACAGGAGTCACAGAGAGGATTTCAGATCGGCGGTAGTGGTGGAGAACAGCAGACCGCACAGAGCGATCAGCTTGCGTCAATTTTTGGCAACAAAAAATAAGAAAAGAGGTAGAAAAGTATGTCAGTATATGATTACGCAGAATTATTTACACAGCAGTTAGCACAGAAGTACAGCAGGGAGATGGTGTCCAATGATCTGACATTATCCAATCAGGGAATCAAGTTCCTGAATGCACAGACCATCAAGATTCCGAGACTGACCGTTTCCGGCTATAAGGACCATAACCGTGGAAGCATGGGTTTTAACACCGGAACCGTGGCAAATGACTGGGAGCCAAAAAAACTGACCCACGACAGAGATATTGAGATCCCGATTGACCCGATGGATATTGATGAGACAAATCTTGTTGTTGAGATGGCAAATATTCAGAATGTTTTTGAGGAAGAGCAGGCAATCCCGGAAAAAGACAGCTACCGCTTCTCAAAGTTATATGCAGAAGCGAAAACGTATAAGTCTGCCGGAGCGGTCATTGATAATACCGTCCTTACAGCAGCAAATATTCTTGACTGGTTTGATGAGCAGATGGCGGTCATGGATGATAATTCAGTTCCGCAGGAAGGAAGAATCCTGTATGTCACATCTGCAATCAACAGACTGCTAAAGAACGCGGACGGCATTACCAGAACCATCAATGCAGGTGCAGCAGGCGTTATTGACCGCCGGGTACATGGTTTGGATGATGTTGTAATTAAGACGGTGCCATCTGCAAGATTCAAAACAAAATATGATTTTACAGATGGATGTGTGCCTGCGGCAGCAGCAAAACAGATCAATATGATGCTTGTACATCCGTCCTGTGTCATTTCCCGTGACAAATATGCATATATGAAGCTGTTTACACCGGGCAGTGATTCCCGTACAGCAGATAAGTATGTATACCAGAACAGATACTATACAGACACTTTCCTGATCGAAAGAAAATCCTGTGGTATCGCGATCAATGCAGAAGCGGAGGGTTAAGAGTATGACAGCAGAAAAAGATAATAAAGTTTATACCATTGATGAGAGCATGAAAAACCACTATGCGGCAGAAGGGTACGACATCAAAGATGATGACGGCAATGTGATCGCATATGGTAAAGGAAAGACGGTATCTTATGAGGAATACCAGAAAGTAGTACAGGAGCTGGAAGCCTTAAAGAACGGCACATCTGCTGAAAAGACAAAAAGTACTGCATCTGCCAAAAAGACGAAAGAAGAGGATGCGTAATGTATCAGCCTTACGCGGATGCGGCGTATTACAGGGATGTGTATGGCGGTGACACGATTCCGGAAGAAGACATTGAAAAATGTCTGTGCACAGCTAGCCGCCATATCGATTCCCTGACCTATAACCGTATTATAGGCCGGGGAATCGAAATGCTTTCCGGGTTTCAGCAGGATATCATACAGGAAGTGTGCTGCGAGATGGCAGATTTTGAGTATGAAAATGCGGATATGATCCAGAGCGTACTGCAGAATTATTCGATCAATGGTGTGACAATGGGATTTGGAAGTTCCTGGAACCTGCGGACAATCTCCGGTGTGGCAGTAAGGGCAGATACTTATGATAAGCTGTCACAGACAGGCTTGTGCCAGTTGGTCTTAAGAGGACGGTGGTAAGATGAAATATCCATGTCTGATAGATAAAAGATTCTGCAAAACAGAAATACATGTGGAAATAGAACCGGAAGGACTGAACGTATACGGACGTCCTCTCCCATCTGTTATTTATGATGGAAAATGTAACTATCAGGATAAGGCCAAGACGATTCTGACTGCCGAAAAAAAGCTGATAGAGGTAACCGGAACGGCATTGTTTCCTGGGGATATTGCACCGGAGCTTTCAGTGATCAGTGGTGGCAGTGTCACGATATTTGGTGTGGAGCGCAGGATTGTGCAGGGAACAAAAGCAAGGAACCCGGATGGCACGGTAAATTACACAGGATTGGAGCTGATATGATGAGAGTAACATCACAGGTGAAGATAAACAGCAGCCGTATCAAACAGCTTACGCAGGCAGCAGTGACTTCTTTGGAACAGACGGCAGAAGCATTGCATACAGAGGTAGTCCAGGCGCAGGTGGTTCCGTTTCGTACAGGAGCATTACAGAATGAATCCATGTTTCTTGACAGGTCTGAGGCGATAAATGGAAAAGTATCACTGGTTCACAGTACACCTTATGCAAGGCGTGTATATTTCCACCCGGAATATCATTTCAAGAAAGATGAAAACCCGAATGCAAAAGGTAAATGGTTTGAGGACTGGATGTCCGGCGGCAGATATGAAAATTTTGCTCCGGATACATTTAAGGAAATATACAGGAGGAACGCAGGGTTATGATCACATTGAATGATATAAGGGATTATATTGCAGGACTGGGAATAGCTGCTGAGGATCATTGCTATTGCGGTAAAATGCCGGATAAGAAAGAAAAGTCAATCGGCACTTATCCATTAAAGAACAGACCACCGAATAAAATACCGTTGGGTGGTATGGAAAAAGCATCCTATGGCACAAAAGCCATTTCTTTTCTGGTGCATTGGAATAAGATTCCGGCAGAGAGTGAAGAGGCGGCAAATGCCTTACAGGAAGCCTTACAGAAATGCGATAATGTAACTATCAATGGACAGACGATTAAATTCATAAATATTACTTACAGTGAACCGGTTCCGGTCGACACAGATGAAAATGGTATTTATGAATATGTGATCGAATGTCTTTTTTATTATGAAAGGAAGAAGTAAATATGGGAAATCAGAAAAGTACAGGAGTCTACCCATGTTATAAAAACCAGTTCAGCGTGGGTGCCACAAAAGAGGCTGCAACAGGAATTGCAGATGCGGAAACCTTTGATGTTTCTTTTGACAATGGTGTAGAAGAATGGAATCCGTTTGATACAGAGGGATGGGTAAGACGTTTGCAGACATCGAAAGGCATTACGATTTCAGTAACGGCAAAAAGAAATGTCGGAGATACCGGCAATGATTACATTGCAGGAAAAGCGTTTTTGAACGGACGCGACACGGAAGGTTACTTTGCATGGAACTTCCCGGATGGAACGGTTGTTGCATTTGAGCAGGCAGTTATCAATGTAACAAATATCGGTGCGGGCGATTCTACAGCGGTTGCACCACTGGAATTTGATGTTATGAGTAACGGAAAGCCTACAATCACACTTCCGACATCCATGGCATCATCGGTACCAATAAGCAAATAGAATAACCACAGGGCTGTGCACTAAGGTGCATGGCTCTTTCTTTTAGGAGGAAAATAGAATGGCAAAAGTGATTGATATTACAGAGAAACTGGATTTTGATACAAATCCGAAGATTGCAATCAAAGGTAAAGAGATAGAGGTTAATGCGGATGCAGAAACCGTATTGAAGATCATGGGAGAATTTGGAGACAAAGGCGATGCATCACCCAAATCTATTTTGTCTATGTACGAATTAATTTTTTCTGACAGATCAAGAAAAGAGTTGGAAAAAATGAAGCTGTCATTTAAAGATTTAACAACAGTGGTGCATGCAGCTATGGAACTTATCATCGGCGAGGATGAAGTCGAGGGGGAGCAGTGACCCGTATTATGACCTGTTAGAGGACTTTGATTTAGTTGTGGCATCATTCCAGACACAATACGGGATTCGTCTTTCAAGAGAACTGAAAGATATGAAGTGGAATGAATTCTGCATGCTCCTGTCCGGTATGCAGCCGGAAACACCGCTGGGGCGCATTGTATCAATACGCGCAGAGGACGACAAAGAGGTATTAAAGCACTTTTCGAAAGAGCAGAAACGAATCCGAAGTGAGTGGAGAAACAAGCGTGCCAGGATGGTACCTGTGAATGACAGAGACACCTTTTTAGAGCAGATGAAACAGGCATTCATCAAGATGGCGGGAGGCGTGGAGCAATAGAGAAGATAAAACAGAAAGGCAGGTGAGAAATATGGGCGAAAGTGTAGGAGAGATCGGACTTGATCTTGTTGTAAATGAAGGCAGTTTTAAAAGGCAGATGGCAGGAATTAACAGCCTTGCGAAAAAGGCAGGTGTTGCCCTTGCCGCTGCTTTTTCTGTAAAGAAGCTAATTGACTTCGGGAAAGAATGTTTGGAACTGGGATCTGATCTGGCAGAGGTGCAGAACGTTGTTGATGTAACGTTTCCATCTATGACAGCGCAGGTGGATAAATTTGCAAAAAGCGCAATGACATCGTTCGGTTTATCAGAGACCATGGCAAAGCAATACACAGGTACTTTTGGTGCAATGGCGAAGGCTTTCGGGTTTACGGAGCAGGCAGCCTATGACATGAGTACCACACTGACCGGGCTTGCCGGGGATGTGGCATCTTTCTATAACATATCGCAGGATGAAGCATACACGAAGTTAAAATCAGTATTTTCTGGTGAGACAGAGACGCTAAAAGATCTGGGTGTCGTAATGACGCAGAACGCATTGGATGCTTATGCACTGGCAAACGGTTATGGCAAGACGACTGCTAAAATGTCAGAGCTTGAAAAGGTATCTCTGCGGTATGCATTTGTACAAGATCAGTTGACTGCAGCAACCGGGGATTTTGCCAGGACATCTGATTCGTGGGCGAACCAGGTTCGTATCATGAAGCTTCAGATGCAGTCCTTTATGGCTACGGTTGGTCAGGGACTCATTAATATTTTTACACCAGTCATTAAAGTCATTAATGTGGTAATCGGTAAACTCATGACTCTGGCGAATGCGTTTAAAGCATTTACAGAGCTGGTCATGGGGAAAAAATCGGCAGGTGCACAGGTAACCGGAACAGGAAAACAGGCAACTGACAGTTTAAACAGTGCTGCAGGCGCGGCAAGCAACCTTGCAGATTCTACAACAGGGGCAGGAAAAGCCGCAAAGAAAGCTGCAAAGGAAATGCGTTCGCTGATGGGATTCGATACGGTAAATAAATTAGACAGTAATTCGGATTCTGACACAGATTCTGGCAACAGTTCTGGTTCAGGCGGGGCAACAGGCGGTGGAATTTCCGGAGCTGATCTTGGAACAGGCGCATTATCAGAGATGGATAGTGCAACCAGTGCATTTGCTGAAAAAATGGCAGGCTATTTTGAGAAAATCAAAAAGGCGATAGAACCAACGACAACAGCACTGAAAAATCTTTGGGACAACGGATTAGCAAAGCTTGGAACATTTACATGGAATGTATTAAAGGATTTTTATGAACACTTTCTTCTCCCAGTTGGGAAATGGGTATTGGGGAAAGGATTACCTGAGTTTATCAATACTTTGAATGACGGGTTAATGAAGATCGATTTTAATAAAATCAATGATTCATTAAAAAAGTTGTGGGATGCGCTTACTCCGTTTGCTATCAATGTGGGTGAGGGGTTGCTGTGGTTTTGGCAGAATGTATTAGTACCACTCGGAACATGGACCATGAATGAAGTGGTTCCAAGATTTTTAGATACTTTAAGTTCTGCAATAACAATACTAAATAGTGTTATCGACGCCTTAAAGCCACTCTTTCAGTGGTTCTGGGATAAAGTGTTGGAACCTTTGGCAAAATGGGCGGCAGATACATTTTTAAATGCATGGGATGCAATTAATGATGTTTTGAAAAAATTTAGTGATTGGTGCAGTGAGAATCCAGATACAATTCGAACCATCACGGAAGTTGTGGGTGCTTTCTTTCTGGCATGGAAGGTAACTGAGCTTTTAGCATTTATAGAACAATCTGGAGGGGTTATAGGCACACTAAAACTGATAAAAGATGCTCTGATCGGAACGACAGCAGCGAAAATTGCTGATAAAGCTGAGACGATTGCGTTAACAGCAATGTATGCAAAAGACTTCGTGGTGAATCTGGCAAAAGGAACTGCTGAACTGATAAAACAGGCAGCTCAGTTTGCTATTAATACAGCACGGAAGATCGTTGATACTGCAGCACAGATTGCACAGACCGCAGCTACGGTGGCGTGGAATGCAGTATGTGCGATTGCAACAGCAGTCACAACAGCACTTGGAGCGGCTTTTACGTTTTTAACAAGTCCCATTGGGTTAGTTATTATTGCAATCGGTTTATTGGTTGCTGCCGGTGTTATGCTTTATAAACACTGGGATGAAATCAGTGCGAAAGCAAAAGAAATATGGGAAAGTATTAAAAAAGTAATATCAGAAAAGATAGAAGCTGCAAAACAGAAGATAACCATTGTAGTGACTGCAATCAAGGCGTTCTGGTCAACAACGTGGGATGCAATAAAGCAAAAAGTCAGTGATATATGGGATTCTGTGAAGGCATTGATTTCGGCACGTATTATGCTTATAAAAAGTACCATTAATGCAGTACTTTCGGCGATAAAAGCGATATGGAATCAGTCATGGAACGCAATAAAGCAAAAAGTCAGCGGAATATGGGGGTCTATAAAATCCTTAATCTCTACCAGAATAAATGTGATAAAAAATACCATTAGTGCTGTACTCTCTGCAATAAAAACTGTGTGGAGCCAGTCATGGAATGCCATGAAAACGACTGTAACAAATATTTTTCAAGGTATTTGGTCTACAATCAAAGGAATTATTAATAGTATTCTTGGTGGTATAGAGAAAATGGCAAATGGAGTTGTTTCTGGAATCAATGCGGTTATTAGGGCATTAAATAATCTGTCATTTACGACACCGGACTGGTTGCCGGACGGATTGGGAGGAAAAACATTAGGTTTTAATATCGGGGAAATGTCTGGTGTAAGCCTGCCAAGACTGGCGCAGGGTGGTTATGTAAAGCCAAACACACCACAGCTTGCCATGATCGGTGACAACAAGCATCAGGGAGAGGTTGTTGCTCCTGAGGATAAGCTAGAAGAAATGGCAATGCAGGCGGTTAAAAACGCATCTGTTGCCGGTGGAATCACACGGGATGAATTAGAGAAGATAATCAATAATGCAGTTATGAGAATTGTTTCTGCTTTATATTCAATGGGATTTAACATCAATGGAGAACAGCTTGCCAAAGTGGAAAAAATGATCCAGACGGGAATAGACCGCAGATTCAATACGGCAGAGATTGTATAGGAGGCAGACATGTTTTTATTAAAGTGCGGAAACACAGATCTTCCGGGTCCTGTTAAAATGTCAGTCAGTGATGAAATCATCTGGTCATCGGATACAGGAAGAACATTAGACGGAACCATGATGGGAGATGTCGTTGCAGAAAAGAAAAATCTGAAAATAGATTGGTCGTGGCTTACCGCACAGCAGGCGGCTCTGATAAAGAGCTGCCTTGTTGCCGGGTTCTTTCCAATCACATTTCAGGATTACGGAACCAATGTTACGATAGAAAGTTATCGAGGGACGATCAGCAAGGATGTTGGAGGTTATGTCGGAGATGGAGTTTTTTATTATAAAAGCGTCTCTGTGGATATTGTTCAAAGGTAGGTAAAAGTATGATTGCATCAAGCATGGCATATAAAAAAGCGATAAGGGGTAGCAGGATCATGTCGATACATGATCAATATATATTTAAAGATGGCAGCAGGCCTGATATCGGAACAATCGATTTTATGAAGTATGAAATCAATGAAGCTGTAAGTGAACAGAGCACATTTTCTATTGGGGCAGCAGTTATTAAAAAATATACGGCAACACTCAACAACATGGAAGAAAAATTTAGTGACTTTGATTTTGAAGGATTGGATATTTTAGCGCGAGTTGGATTGCTGTTAGAAGACGGGACTGTGGAGATTATACCAAAAGGTAAGTATCGATGTGTGAACGCAAAACTGAATGAAAGCACTATTGATCTGGAGGCATACGACAGTATGCTTTTTTTTGACCGCCCATATTCAGAAAGTACATTACAATATCCGGCAACTATCACACAAATCATTAATGATGCATGTGTGCACTGTCAGATGGCTGTGGATGAAAAAACAATTCCGTGGGGCGGACATATCATCAAAAAACGTCCGGATGATAAAGATCTGACATTTCGGGATATGATCGGATATTGTGCACAGATCATGTGTTGTTATGCAAAGATAGATCATCTGGATAAGCTGTCGTTTGGATGGTACGACTTTGAAACATTGGAAAAGATGCAAAATGGATATGATGGTGGAAATCTGGAAGATTACGCAACTGGGGATAAACTAGATGGCGGTAATTTTAAAAATTACAGTGAGGGAGATTTTTATGACAGTGGGAGTTTCCGGGATACTTATGAATATCATCATTTTTATTCACTGGGAAGTCAGAGTATTAACACGGATGACATTATTGTAACCGGCATAAAAGTAACATCTGAAAAAACAGATGATTCCGAAGAAGAAAGCTATATGTATGGAGGTGATGGTTATGTATTGTCCATCGAGAAAAATCCGTTGATTCAGACGGGAGATGTTCAGATTGTTGCAAGTTATATTGGCAAAAAGATGGCAGGAAAGAGGTTTCGACCATTGAGCATTTCATGCCAGTCAGATCCATGCATTGAGGCAGGAGACTGTGCCTGTGTGACAGACAGAAAGCAGAGAACATTTTTCAGTGTGATTTCAAATACCACGTTTTCGGTTGGTTCAATGCAGAAAATTGAATGTACGGCGGAAACCCCAACGGAAAACAATTACACAAAGTACAGCGTGACTACAAAACTGCTTGATGCGGCAGACCGCAACGCAAAGAGAGAACTATCCAGTTATGATATTGCTGTGAAAAGACTTACCGATCTTATGACGCAGTCATTTGGCTTGTATAAAACAGAGGAAGTGCAGGAAGATGGTTCCGTTATTTTCTACATGCACAATAAACCGGAAGTTTCTAACAGCTCAACTATATGGAAAATGACAGCGGATGCATTTGCAGTTAGTACGGATGGTGGAAAGACTTGGAATGCTGGAATGGATTCGCAGGGGAATGCGGTTGTGACGATTCTAAATGCAATCGGTGTGAATGCTGACTGGATCAATACAGGAAACCTGATCGTAGGTGGCAAAGATCACAATGCAGACGGTTCTATAAGAATTTATGACAAAGATGGAAAAATCCTTGGAATATTAAATAAAGATGGAATTGATCTGAATGGATCGTTTCACAGCAGTGGTGTGTGGACAGATGAAGAAACAGGGGATTCGTATAAATACACAACTTCTATTGAGGATGGAAGTATAAGAGTGCTAATGGAAAATGGATACTATTGCGGCATTGATGTTAAGGATGGAGCAACATGCATCGCACTTGGAAAAAAAGACGAATCTGAAACAACAATAGATAATGTTTTGACTAAAACAACAAATTTAAGAGTTTTAAATAAAGCAGATTTCCTTGATGCAGAAGTAAACATTGATAGCGCAGTTGCGAAAACTATGCAAATTACAGAGAGCATAAAAGGAAAAAATAATGATGTTGTAATGGAAATGGGAGAAGTCACACATGCTGCAAGATTTCCACAACATACGGTGTTCGAGAATATTACAATTAATGAAGGTGTAATACAAAACCTGACTACTAGTAAGACGGATTTCTATTTTATAGGTTCTGGAGGAGCTGGTATAGAGGGGAGTTTTGTTAGATCAGGAGTGTTTGTTGTTTTATATGGAACAGCTCATGTAAGTTCTTTGGATACAAATAAGTATATGGAAATTCCGATGGTTGAAGACGTAAAAAACCCTGTACCTGATGAGTTGCTTCCAAAACATTATAGAGTAAAGACAACGACTAACGGACCGGGTGGTCGAATTTTTATGTTCACTTTTAATACTAAAGGTTTAATGCAAATAAGAAATTGTGGAAGTAAATATGAAACAGATACGGCAGTAGATGTTACATTTCGCTTTGATTATTTTCTTATATAAGGGGGAGAGTGATAAAAATGGCAATACAGATGCGAAGAGGAAATAAAGCTGATTTTGATCCATCAAAGATGCTGCCTGGAGAATGGGCAGTGGCGATTGATAGTGATACACAGAATCAGATTGTATGGATGTGTTTTCGGGCAGGCGTTGTAAAACGTATGGGAACATATGAGGATTTTAAAGAACAGATCAAGGAAGCCACGGCTGAAATTAAGAATGAATATAAAGAAGAGTTTCAAACAATTCTTGACGAAATTGAAAAATTGGCGGAGCAGACTAGCGAGAACAGGAATACGGTTGTACAGATTAGAGATGATACCGTTAATACATATTTGCCAAAGATGCTGGAATATGTAAAAAAAGCAGAATCTTCAGCAGAGAGAGCAGAGGCAAGCCAGCAACAGACAGCAGAAAGTGCAACTAAGGCACAGAGTTATGCTGTTGGTGGTACAGGAAGCAGAGAGGGCGAGGATTCTGACAATGCAAAGTATTACTATCAGCAGGCAAAAGATGTATCAGAAGGACTTAAAGGTGGATTGCAGCCACACGGAACAGTTGCATTTGCAGATCTTCCGGCACTTGC